GTTCAAAGTAAAAAGAGGAATCACGATCAAGCTGAGCTTCACGCAGAACGAGAACAGAGACGATGTGTCCGTGTATGCGCAGGTAGTCGAAAAACTGGCACCACAGCAGGATATGAATACAAAATTCTACATCGGAAAGGACCTGCGCACCGGCGAGGTGTATGCCGAAGAATACGGAAAGCAGATCCGCGGTCAGATGAGCATGAATCTGAACGATTCCAAGGCTGAAAAGCAGACTGAGGTAGTGGACGGCACTGTCGTGGATACTGAGACAGGCGAAATTTTAAGTGGAAAAAATGAAAATGTTGTTGATTTCAGAAAGGCTGCCAAGTAGGCAGGGGAGGTAAATAGTCATGATTAAAGAAGCATTACAGTACATCGTAGGACTTGGAAAAGCAGAGGAACACATGATCAACGGAGCTTGCTATTCTGACAAGCCGCTGCATCGAATCGATACATATTACCCGAAGGCGGATGCCATCGAAATGCATACGCTGACAAGTCTCGTGGATTATATCAAGTCCGAAGTGGATGATATGCCGCCGCGAATGATCGTGGAAGTGAAAAGCCCGACTGAAGTGGAACTGTATTCCCAGCTGGATCCCAACCGCGATCGTGAGAGCCTTGTAGTGGCGAGTGCAAGAGTTCCGGCCTTCGAATTTGACCGTTTCGTGGAGCATGAGAAATTCTGCATTAACCTGCAGTCTAAGTTTTTAAAAAGCGATGACCGTGAGCTGATTCTGAAGTTTGCCGGAACGGTAGAGGCAGGAAGTGTTTCGGAGTATGGGGATGATGGAGTGACGCAGAAAGCAACCATTAAAACCGGTCTGGCATCCAAAGGTGATGCGATCGTGCCGAATCCTGTGTGCCTGCGTCCATACAGAACATTCCTTGAGGTAGAACAGCCGGAATCTGCATTTGTTTTCCGCATGAAGCAGGACAACTATGGCAGCGTAATGTGTGCCGTTTTCGAGGCGGATGGCGGTGCCTGGAAGATGGATGCAACCCAGGCAATCAAGGAGTATTTGCAGCGAGAGCTTGATGGAATGCCACAGTTTACCGTTATTTCATAACATACGATAAAAATCTCACCCGTGCAGCCGGAAAATGACTGCACGGGGCAGATAGAAAGGATAGATACATAGTATGAACAAAGTAATTCTGATAGGCCGTCTGTGTGCAGATCCGGAAGTGAGATATTCACAGAATCAGAACCAGACCGCCGTTGCACGGTATCGTCTGGCAGTAGATCGGAGATACAAGCGGGACGGAGAGCAGACCGCGGATTTTATTCCGTGCGTCGCGTTCGGTAAGGCGGCAGAATTTGCTGAGAAATACCTGCGCCAGGGAACAAAGATTGCCATCACCGGCCGGATCCAGACCGGCAGCTATACCAATAAGGACGGTCAGAAGATCTACACGACAGACGTAGTTGTAGAAGATCATGAGTTTGCAGAAAGCAAGGGCGCAAGCGCTGGGAACAACGGAAATACACAGCGGGCGGCGGATTCGGATGGGTTTATGAATATTCCGGATGACATCGGAGAAGAGTTGCCATTCAACTAGAAGGGGGCGCAGTATGGGAAAAATCAATAGCAGAGAAAAGGGCGCCCGGTTTGAACGTGAGCTTGCCAGAACATTCCGAGAGTATGGTTACACGGGGAGTCGCCGAACCGCACAGTATTGCGGAAATACGGGTGATGCCTCCGATGTTGTAGGGCTGCCAGGCATCCATGTCGAGGCAAAGCATCAGGAAAAGATGTGTTTGTATGACTGGGTAGCGCAGGCAAAGCGTGATTCAAAAGGAACCGGTGACCTTCCGGCGGTATTCCACAAGAAAAATTACGCGGAAGTACTGGTAACAATGCCGCTTGATGACTGGATGCAACTGTATCGAGAATGGGAAGCCGGGCAGGAGTTGGAAGAAGGTGAAAAAGATGTCGGATGTCAAATGGATTAAGATCACGACGGATATGTTCGACAACCGGAAAATCCGACATCTGCGAAAGCTTCCGGAAGGAAACAGCATTGTTCTGATCTGGGTGATGCTTCTTGCGATGGCAGGAAAATGCAATGATCACGGGAAAATATATCTGACGGAAAACATTCCTTATACCCCTAAAATGCTGGCGGATGAGCTGGATTTTGAAGAAAATACGGTTCAGTTGGCACTTCAGGCATTGGAACAGTTGGATATGATCGTGCTGGACGATGGGTATTTTTCCATCACTGGCTGGGAAGAGCATCAGAACATAGAAGGAATGGACCGGATCCGGGAACAGAACAGAATCCGAAAGCAAAGGCAGAGGGAAAAAGAACGATTGATTGCGGAAAGTTGCGTGATGTCACGTGACAGTCACGCAACAGAAGAAGATAAAGATAAAGAAGAAGAAAAAGATATAGATAAAGAGAGTAAAGAGAAAGCAACCTGCCAGCAGGTTGTGGATCTGTACCACTCCATCTGCATTTCCTATCCTCGGGTTATTCAAATATCTGAAGCCAGAAAGTGGGCGATTCAAGCACGATTGAAGGTGTACACATTGGAACAGATCAAGACTGTGTTCGAAAAGGCAGAAGCGTCAATGTTTATGAAAGGCGCGAACAAGCGTAACTGGACGGCTGATTTTGACTGGCTGCTTAATGATGCAAATATAGTGAAGGTTCTTGAAGGCAAATACGATAATGGGGCGCGGAATAAAAAAGCGGAGGAGGAGTGGAAAACGTCCCATAGCAATAAATTCAATAATTTTCAGCAGCGGGACTACGATATGGGCGCGTTGGAACAGAAACTGCTTGAAAAAGACCAGAGTGTGGGAGAGTGAAAATGGAGAAATATGATCCGTGGCACGCTGGTGAGCACCAAAACACGGTGCCGCAAGTGCCTGCGGTGGGAAGGAAGAGAAGATGCAGAAAACGCCGGAAAAGGTAGAAAGGCAGATCCTGGCACTGCTGAAAGCGGGGATGACGCAGAAGGCGGTGCGGGAAAAGTTCGGAGTCGGGAACGCCGTCATTCGCAGAATCGTGGAAGAGAACGGTCTTCTACGGGCTGATCGGGAACTTGAGAGGCACAAGAAGCTGGATTTTCCCCAGTATCTTCTGGATGACTGGGACGAAACAAGAATTGAATTATTGGAAAGGGCGAGAAGATGGCAGTGATTGGAATTGTTGTGTTCTGCGGTGCGTTGGTTGGCCTGTTTGCCTGGTTACTGAACCGGCCAGAGCGTCCGAAGGATCCGGAAGAGGACCGGGAGCAGGAAGAATATCTTACGGAATGGAGCAGGAATCATGGGAAGAATGAAAAAAGCAAAGTGGAAAAGTAGAGAAGAGCACAACGACTATATCCATGCTGAATGCTCTGGTTGTGGCTTTCAGGTTGAGAGTTATGATGCCGTTGAAACAGGAAGATCCAGTACAGAATATATCAAAGCAAAATGGAAGTTCTGCCCAAAGTGCGGAGCTAAAATGACAGTGTAGAACAAACAGAAAGGAGCCAGCCTCCGGCCGGGGCAAAAGAAAAAAATGAAAAATATCAAAGAAAACAATTTCTCGAAAAGAGGGTCAAACAATGAAGGATCTGATTATTGACTGCTTTGCTGGCGGGGGCGGCGCCTCCGTCGGCATCGAGATGGCACTGGGGAGACCGGTAGATATTGCGATTAATCACGATCCGGATGCCATCCTGATGCACAAAACGAATCATCCGAACACGCTGCATCTAACAGAAGATATTTTTAAGGTTGACTTGAAGAAATATGTAAAAGGCCGGCACGTGGCTCTGATGTGGGCGTCGCCGGACTGTACAAGCCATAGCAAGGCAAAAGGCGGTAAACCACGGGAGAAAGGATTGAGAATTCTTCCGTGGGCTGTTTACAAACACGCTAAAGCAATTCTGCCGGACGTGATCCTGATGGAAAACGTAGAGGAAATACAACAGTGGGGGCCGCTTGACAGTAATGGTCATCCGATTAAGGAACGTCGTGGAGAGGACTATCGAAAATTTATTATGGCAATGAAATCTCTTGGATATATGTTTGAGTGCAGAGAACTGATAGCAGCAGACTACGGAGCACCCACGACACGGAAACGCTGGTACGCAATCTTCCGGAGAGACGGACGTGAGATTGTATGGCCGGCACCGACTCACTTCAAGGATCGAGAGCCACGGTGGAAAGCCTGTGGCGACTACATAGACTGGTCAGATTTTGGACGATCCATATTTGATAGGCCAAAGCCTCTGGCGGACGCGACTATGAAGCGTATCGCGAATGGAATCCGGAAATATATCGTGGAAAATCCGAATCCATATATCGTAAAAGATGGAGAAAAGCTGTTTTTGTCGTATCTGGATAAAGCATATGGTGGAAACTATAAAGGTTGTGGAAGTGACCTGCATTCTCCTTGCAGCACAATTACCACCGTAGATCACAATCGTCTGGTGACTGCTTTTCTCATCCAGTATCACGGCGAGACGAAAGCCGGAGATTCCCGGGGCCAGTTTCTAACGGAGCCGATCAAGACCATTGATACCAGTAACCGGTACGGGCTGGTGACAGCGTTTATTACCAAATATTACAA